GAGAACATGAGCGTAAAGGCATGGAAGAATATTTAGCCAAAAAAGCTAAAGACGAGGACAAGGAAGAAAAAGCCGAAGATGATGAACTTGAAGAACGCATGAAAGACCCTGCATTTAAAGCAGGTTTTGAAATGGGTATCAAAGCAGGCGAGCGTTACGAAAAAGACAATCCGAAACGGATTGACCGCGACCACGAGCGCGAAGGTGAGGAAAAATACCTTGCTAAAGACGCACTTCCCGCATTGCTGGCTAATGCTAAAGCAGAAGCGGAAAAAAATGTTATGGAACGCGTGAAAAAACTTAACGCTGCCGCTAACGCTTGCGCTTTCGCACTCGGTAACGTCGACGCTATGGCGTATGACAGTGCAGAAGATATCTACGCAAGAGCCTTGCAAGCTAAAGGCATTGATACTTCTAAATATCCCAAAGAATCTTACAAAGCTATGGTTGACGTGTTGCAAAAACAACGTTTTGACGTAACCCACGCTAACGACGAAGCAATCAAGAAATTCAGCGTATCCAGTGAGAAAACTCCTGAATACATGAAAAATCTGAAAAACATCACCATTCGATAAGAAGGGAGCAAAGAAAAATGGCTAACGAATTTCAAGGACAAGTAAATATCCTGCCTGCTATTGGTGTACCCGGTCAACATATGAGTACCAACCCTTTAGTAAGCACTCAAAAAGGCTATTGCGCAGCCGACACCGTAACTATTGGCGGTTTCGTTTGGGCAGCAACCGTAGCTGAAAACGACGCTTTTGTAAAATCCACAGGCACAGGTGCGCCGCTGGGCTTTGCAGTGCGTGAAATTACTAACCCGCTGGGGTATAATCAACCAGCTTCTAACACTGTGCCGAAAGGATTTCCCGTATCCGTAGCAGTCAAAGGTGACTTTGCTGTTATTACCGGAACAGCCGCAACAGTAGGGCAAAGCGTTTTCGCAGTTCTTGCAGACGGCAGTATTAAAACTGGCACAGCAGGCGGCACTGTAGATGGTGCAATAGAAACTGATTATAAAGTAGTAAATATTAACGGCGGCGGTGCTGTAGGCGATATTATCGTCATCAGTAACTGGGCTTAATGAAAGGGGAAAAGACAAATGTTTGAAAATCAATTAGGCTTGCAGGAGCAGCTTGACGTGATGAAACAATACGGTATCATTTTTGATACTGGGTCGCCTATCCGTGGCATTTTGGCAAACGATAGCATTGACCAGTTAGCGAACGATGCTGCAATGGTTACAGCAGCAAACAGCGGCGTTCCTGTTGAATTTACATCTTATATTGACCCTATGGTAATCCCTATCCTGACCGCTACCCGTGGCGCAAGGGAGATTTTCGGAGAAGCGAAAAAAGGTGATTGGACAACCTCTTACGCACGCTTCCAAACTTCCGAAATCACAGGCGAGGTTGAAGCTTATACAGATTATGGTCAAGGCGGTGCTTCTGATGTAAACCCGACTTTTCCGGTAAGAACTCAATATATCTATCAAACTAATATCCGTTATGGCGATAGAGAAGTCGACGTTGCAAGCCGCGCACGTTTGCAACTGGCAGCCGATAAACAACGTGCTGCTGCTACTGTAATCGACATTGCAAGCAATAAATTCGCATTGTATGGCGTGGCAGGCTTGGAGATTTACGGCTTGCTGAACGACCCGAATTTACCTGCTGCTGTTACCCCGCTGCCAAATGCAGATAGCAAAACCTTGTGGGCTGAAAAATCTACTAAAGAAATTTACGAAGATGTACTGTATCTGTTCGGCAAAATGGCTGACCGTGGCGCAGGACACATTGACGCTAATACCGAACTTGTACTTGCTACCTCTCCCGCTACACAGGTACAACTGGGCAAAGCAACTGACTTCAATATTTCTGCTCGTCAGATGTTGGAAACCTACTTTCCAAGAATCCGTTTCGTTGCATTTCCTGAACTGGCTACCGCAACTGGCGGCACTTCCATTCTCCTTGTCGCTCCGACAATCGAAGGACTGCCGACCGCTCAAATCGGATTTAGCGAAAAATTCCGCGCTATGCGCTTAATTCCGGAAAGCTCCAGTTTCCATCAAAAATTTGTCGGTTCTTCTTACGGCACTATCATTTATAGACCGTTTGCAATCGGCACAATGACAGGCGTTTAATTTACACTAAATACAAAAAAAGGAGTGCTGCTACATGGCTAGACCCAAAAAAGTAAAAGAAGATGAAGTTGTAACAATCGTTGATGATAAGAATACAGAAGCATTACTGCCGCAGGAAGTCGAGCCGACAGGGGTAGAAGTGATTGAGGAAGAAAAGCCCGTTACTTATGACCCCAACGAAAGCGACGAAGTCAGTGAGGTAGAGGAAAAGGAAGTTGAAAAAGTTAACGCCAAACAACCTGTTCAAGCTTCCCCGACCAAACAAGCTGACACTGTTACGGTATGCTGCAATTCTTATCAAGACGTGATTTTTGCTGTAAGACTGCCAAACGGTAGTCTTGCCGAGGTTAAATTTAACGGCAACAACAAACATCTTGCGGGGCTTGAAATGGGTAAAAACCCAATCGGCGGCGCGTTTGGTATGACATTCGGCGTTCCCTCTGATATGTGGGAATTGATTAAAAAACAGCATAAATCAGACCCTAGAATCATTAACGGTTTGATTTTTGCGTCAACCGGAGATACCCGCTTTACAAAAAGCGCAATCCACGAACGCAAAGAACTGCGTAACGGGAACGAGCCACTTGACCCGAAAAAGGTTATTGCTTCAACAACCCCTTTTAAGTAAGGGGGGCGTAAAAATGGCTGATGATAACAATATCGTTATATTCGACCCGGAAGAATTTAAAAAGCTGTATCCGCAGTTAGCGGGTGTAGATGATGTTGTACTTGAAAATAATTTCAAAATAGCAACACTGGCTTTAAATAATTCCGTGAATTCAGCCGTAAAAGACCTTGACGAACGTAAAACGCTGCTTTACCTGCTCACTTGCCATATAAGCGAGCTACAGCAGCGCGGAGCGTTTGTTGTAGGCGTTTTGAGCGGCGCGACACAGGGAAAGGTATCAACAAGCTATACCCTACCAATGTCGCTTAACTGGTATAACCAGACACAATGCGGTATGCTTTTTTGGACACTCACGGCAAAGTACAGAGCAGGCGGGCGTTATTATGCGTTTAAAAGTCAAGCTTGTTACAGGTAACGGAACAGGGACATCCGGCAACTGGAAAAAGAAGTTGCGAAACCTAGTAAGGCAAACGCCGGAAGCACAGGCGGGCTTTACAGCGGACGCAACTTATCCAAGCGGGATAAATGTTGCTTATGTCGCTTACATCCAAAACAAGGGCATGGGCGGCGTTCCTGAACGCCCCTTCATGCAAAGGACTGTAGACGAACAACAAAACAAATGGAGCAAGCAACTTACTGCCCTGTTAAAAGGTAAGTCGGCGCAGAATGGCGCGCTTTTAAATGCTTACACTGCTGTATCAAAAGAAATGAAAGCGGATATACAGGATACTATAAAAAAATGGGAGTGGAACGACCCGCGCCCGAATAGCCCTGCCACTATCCGCATGAAACAGCGCAAAGCACAAAGCGGCAAAAACGCCGTAGCAACTGACCCTTACCGAGCTTTGATTGATACGTCTACCATGATAAATGCAGTCACAAATAACGTAAAAGTTAAATAAAGAGGGTGTAACAGATGAACGGAATTAATTTGCACATGGTGGTTAGAAGTGCTATAACTGCCATAAATCCTGACGAACAAGTTATCTTGTATCAGTCAGCCGGGCAAAAAAATATCAGCGGCATTGTTACACCGCTTTTTTTTAGCCCTGCAACTGTAAACGTGCAGTTTCAACCAAACGAAGCTAATCGTTTGCAACATCTCGAAAACATCAACAGCACCGCGCATACAGAACAGATATTTCTTGCCAGCGATAACAATAGACCTATTGAAGGTATTGCACGCGTTCCAATCTTACGCACAGGCGATTATATCGAGCGCAAGCCCGGTGAATTTTGGAAAATCACAGCAATGTTTGAGGACTGGTCTAATGTTGGCTGGGCTAACTGTGAAGTAACTTTGCAAGTGCCGCCGTATCCCGACTTTACCAATCAGCCTGACGACGAAGGAAACAACCTTACAAGCGTCGGAAGAAAGGCGGTGAAGTAGTTGGAACATGGCGAAATTAACGTAGCCGTAGAAGCCTATTTACGGGCTTATATGCAACCGCCGTTAACTGCTGAACAAATTTACCTCGGGCAGCAGAACAACTCGGCACTGCCAAAGACACGGGAACACGTAGTATTTTTTCTTGCCAGTACCCGCCGAATAGGTACGAATGTCGGGGAGCAGATTGTTACAGAAGCAGGAACGACGGAAACACGTTCTTACCGTGAATATGTCGTTAACGTCGATTTTTGTGACGCCGATTATCAACGAGCATTGCAGCGTGCCGAATACTTTGAAACGCTGGGGCGTTCTGATGTTGCGGTTGACTTTTTCAAAAAGAATTACAATATAGCTTTATTGTACTGCGAAAATATGCAGTTTTTACCATATACTGATGACACAAATCAATATATCAACAGATACCGCTTGCCGCTTCATTTAGCGTTTTGGACAGTATACGAATACCAGACAGAATACTTTGATAAAATCGCGATAACGCGGCTGGAAAATGTTGACGTACATCATAAACCAGAAAAAGGGGGTTTATAAAAAATGGCAATACCTATTTCAAAAATCGTTGAAATTAACCCGCGTGTTATTAAAGCGGGTAGCCAAGAGCTTGAAATTGCTGGCTTGTATTTAAGCGAAAACGAATTAACACCATTCCCGACGCTTAAAGCATATGCAAGCAAAGACGCTGTAGGCGAATATTACGGGCTTGATAGTATTGAATATCTTGCGGCTAGTCATTACTTCCAGTCTTATGATAACAGTGTTAAAAAGCCTAATATTCTTTATTTTGCAAAAAGGGTATCCGAGGCAATCGCAGGTAAGCTGTTCGGCGCAGAAGCGTTATCACTGACTGACCTTAAAAAAATCACTGCTGGCGGCTTTACTATCTCCGTAGACGGCAGCCCTATCACTGTTACCGGATTAGATTTTAGCGGAGCTTCAACGCCAAGCGACGTAGCCGCAGCAATCGCTGCTAAAGTCACTGGAACAACCGTTGTTTATAATAGCAACAGTGAAAGCTTTACCATTACCAGCAAAACAACAGGCGCAGATAGCGCGGTATCAGTAGCCACAGACGGCTTGACCGTTGATGCACTCGGCACGGATACCGCAAGCGCATTAGGCTTAACTGCTGCAACTGGCGCGCTGGTATCCGACGGCAGCGACGCTTTGACGCCTGCCGCTAATATGCAATCTGTTGTAAATCAATCGACTAACTGGGTAAGCTTTACCACACTGAAAGAAGCTACAGATGTAGAAATTCGGCAGTTTGCAGAATGGAACAACAGTAACCCGATTGAATTCTTGTACGTTCCGTGGCAATCTTCTAATGCCCTGAAAACCAGCGGCGAGGGAACACTTGTAACCACGCTGAAAGAAGCGGACTACGAAGGACTTTGCATGAACTATGCGCCTGACGTATACACTGCTACGCTTGTCATGGCTACAGCAGCTTCTATTGACTGGAACAGGGCGAACAGTGTTGTAAGTTATGCGTTCCGTAAGCAAACAGGACTTGCGGCGTCTGTAACGGACGACGACAGCGCAACAGCGTTGCTGGCTAACAACGTTAACTTCTATGGACGTTACGCCGCCCGCAGCACTGATTTTTCGTTCTATTATGACGCAAAAATGTTTAGCGGCAACTACGGATTCGTTGATACGTATATCAACATGATATGGCTTAAAAATGTTATGCAAATCTCACTTGCAAACGGCTTGACGTCAATCGGTAGGACACCTTATAACGAGATTGGGTACACGCAAATTCGTGCATGGCTGAACGACCCAATTACTAGGGCGTTGAATAACGGCGTTATTGATACGGGTATCGAATTAAGTGAAAGCCAAAAAGCGCAGCTTTATGCGGAAGCAGGGGAAGATATCTCTACAGAGCTTTACACCAATGGCTATTATATCCAAGTGTTAGACCCCGGCGCAGCAGCAAGGGTTAACCGTGATAGCCCGATTATAAACGTTTGGTATACATATGGCGGCAGCGTTAACAGATTAGTCGTTCCGCTGACCGTAGTGTTATAAAAAAGGGGGTGTGCTATAAATGGATATTACATCAGCAAATGCAAAATGTTTCTTAACGATTGAAGAACTGTTCCCTGCAGGTGTTCTGTTGCAAAACTACGCTACCGACCAAGCTGTAGACCAAGACGAGCGACAAATCAGTATCGTTCGTATGGGCGTTGACGGACATATGGCGGCAGGCTGGACACCGCAACCGCATATTATACACTTTACCTTTGAAGCAAATAGCCCGTCTTTAACTTATATCAGGGCGTTGGCAAAATACATGGAAACACAGAAAAAAATCGTTCGGCTAGGTTTAGCAATAAACATTCCGAGCATTTCAACTTCGTTCATGTTCTCGAATGGCGTATTAACTAACGCTAAAGATTTTCCTGCATTAAAACAGGTGCTTGACCCCGTTACAGCAGCGTTTGCTTTTGAAACGAGAAGCTAATATAATATAGTTAACTAATAGGCGATATTCATAGTATCGCCTATTCTTATAAAAGGAGTGAGCAAAAAATGGCTAGAAAAGAAATCATATTTACGCTACAAGATGCAGAAAGAACGCTAAAATTTAAGGCGCGACAAATGCCAGCCACAAAACTAGAGATGTTTATTATTAAACTTGCAGCCGTGGCACTTCATGGCGGTATTGCAAACTCGTTCAATGGACTGCCGGAAGGGAAAGGCATTTCCGATATTAACTGGCGTGATGTTAACATTGATGAAGTTTTTAAATCTTTAGGAAATGTTAACGTGGAAGAAGTTGCCGAGCTGGGCAACGAGCTGCTTAAATGCTGTTCGCTTATCACCTCTGACGGCGTCGAGCAAGAATTAATGCCGGAAACAATAGACGCAGTTATTGAGGAAGTAGGTAGCCTATGGACGTTGAAAAAGAAAGCCTTTGAGGTGAATTTTTCTAGTTTTCTAAAAGGCGGCAAGTCAAACGAAACGCCCGACTTGTCGCCGAGCAGCAGCGGTATTCATTTCTCGAAAAAACAGTAAATGTCACGCCCTCTGTTGCTAACGTAGTCGCCGCAAGGCTTGCCACACTGCATGAGTTACAAACAATTTACAGTTATGATGATTTATTAGACATGTGCGAGATTTTAGCTAACAAAAATACTAATGACTTTTTGTTGGCTGAATATATGCGAAAAAACACGAAAGGGGGTTAAAAAATGGCTACAGTTATTGATAGTTTTATGATAACTCTAGGGCTAGACCCCACAGACTTTAACAAAGGAATAGACGAAGCCGACAAAAAAACAGAAAGCTTTGCTTCAAAGCTAACGAAAAAAGGAACAGCAGCAGCCGCCGCTTTCCTTTCGTTTGGTACAATTATAGCGCAAGTAAAAAGTTTAGCCGCAGGAGCTGACGCCGTCGGTAAAGTTGCAGACCGTATAGGCGCAAGTGCGCCGGATTTATACGCATGGGGCAACGCGGCAGAACTATCAGGCGGCAGCGTCAGGGGATTGTTTAACAGCGTCGAAGGACTTAATAAACAGTTAGCCCGTATCGCTGTTACAGGTAAAAGCCGTATACTGCCATTCTTCGAGCAACTGGGCGTTGCAGTAGTAGACGACAGCGGAAAAGTCCGCAATGTATTTGACGTTTTGCGAGATTTAGCCGGAGCTGTTGAAGGTATGAGCAAGCTTGAAAGTCAAGGTATCCTTTCATCTTTACAGCTTGACGAGGGTACGATAGGACTTCTGCAAGGC